GTACCGCAGATGCAGACTCAATCCCCGTAGCAGTAATCGTTTCCTACTATGGTGGGGAAGTAAAAGAGGGTAAGAGCGCCAGCGTCAAGTGTTGTATCCACGATGACTCACGGCGTAGTGCGGTAATGAATACGTATGACAACTTATATTTCTGTCATACCTGTGGTAAGGGTGGGTCATCTGTCGCTATTGTGATGGAGAAGGAGAATCTGGAGTTCAAAGATGCAGTCAAACGAGCAGTCGAAATTGTTACTGGAAGCGGTCACACGTTACAGTCAAAGCATAGACGAGGCAACCGTAGCCTATCTAGACGGACGTGGGATATCTAAGGATGTAGCACAAGCCTTTATGCTGGGAACAGTTACTGATCCTGCTGCTGGTCACGAGCAGTTTGAAGGGTGGCTATCCATTCCTTACATCACCGCACTTGGAATGGCAACGAGTGTAAAGTTTAGAAGATTAGATGATGGCAAACCTAAGTATGGACAACCAACAGGACAGAAACTACACCTGTATAACGTGGTTGATGTAACCCAAGACAGTAAACATATTGTTGTCTGTGAGGGTGAGTTAGATACTGTGATTATCTCAGGAGTCTTAGGTATCCCAGCAGTAGGAGTGCCAGGAGTAGCGGCGTGGAAGCCGTACTACACCAAGTTATTGACGGGGTTTGATACCGTCTACGTTGTCGGAGACAACGATCTGAAAGAGGATGGAACTAATCCAGGAGCAGAGTTTTCTAAGCGCGTGGCTAGTGAGGTTATCAACTCACAGATAGTAAACTTACCGCTCGGTATGGACATCAATGAGTTTTATTTACAGCACGGACCAGAAGAACTATCAACCCTATTAGGAGGAGCGAGATGAATGAGCAAGAAAAAGGATCTCCAAGAGGCAGCCAGATTATTGATGGATATGGGGATGATAATAGTCTCGATAGATTACAAGGCTGGGACGATAACCTGTCAGCCGATGCCCGTACGAAAGTAGATGATGAGTTTGTCCAAGATGTTTGGAGAATCCTTGACACCGCAGGAAATCTGCTTCTACGCAAGCATAAAGATTACGGCCCAAAGAACATCGCTCACAGTCCAGGTGGTCCACTCAACGGACTCCGAGTGCGAATGTGGGACAAAACAGCAAGGATAAACAATCTTTTAGACAATGGAGTTCAACCTTCTAACGAGTCTTTGCGTGATAGTTTCATTGACCTACTCAACTACTGCGCTATTGCGATAATGGTATTGGATAACAAATGGCCACAGGAGTAGGTGCAGACGGGCTGACTAAAGCCCAGCGTTATTACCAAAGACATCGGGATAAAGTTCTAGCCAAGCACAAAGAATTGCGCCAGGAAAACCCTGAGAAGTTTAGAGGTTGGTCTAAGAGATACAGGGAAAATAACCCTGACTCTGAACGCGCTCGCCATTTGATGCGTGAGTATGGAATAACTGTTGAGCAATACAACGCTATGGAAGTACAGCAAGGTGGAGTCTGTGCTATCTGTAAGCAACCTGAAACTCAAGAACGCAACGGAGTGAAGTACCGCCTAGCGGTTGACCACTGCCATAAGACGGGCAAAGTTAGAGGACTTCTATGTTTCAAGTGTAACTCTGCTATGGGTTCTTTTGAGAAGCGTGATGTACCATTAGCCAACGTGGAAAAATACTTGGAGGCGTGGAAATGATTAGTCTCTTGTTGGGGCTGGCAGTACTTTTGATTGTTGGCGGTCTTTGGTTTATAGCAGAATCTTCTGAATGGGGAGAAAGACTTGTTGCTATTTTGGTGTTACTTGGCGTTGCTTATGGAATTGGCGAATTAGTCAGGACGGCATTATGACACACGAAGAACTGCTATATAGAGTGAACTGGGCTTCAGAGCGTTATCACGATACTGATGGAAGAGCGCAGTATTTCAATGCCCTTCGCGCAATAGTGGAACTGCATAAGCCTCGTATAATACAAGGTTCAGGTTGGTCAATGGAAGTTTGTAGAGGCTGCGACATACACACATATGAAGGTTTATGTCCAACTATTCAGGCTATAGAGAAAGAGTTGGAGATAAACAGTGGCTCGCATCAATAACCTCCTTGATAGCAAAGTCTCTCCCTCAAACGAAAGCCTCCGAGATTCGTTTATTGATTTACTGAACTATAGTGCCATTGCAATTATGGTACTTGATAAGAAATGGCCTGAGTTACCCAATGACTGAGAAGCATTCGTGGTACAAGGCGGCGCTACGCCGTAAGAAGATACAAGAAGCAAAGAAGTTGAAGGCTGCCCGTTACGTAGAGATGATGAATAAGAGAGCCGAACTATACGATGCCACGCAACAGAAATAAAACATACGACGAACAACGCATCTCACGTATCCGAATGTATGGGATTGATGTCCCTGATTATGAACGGATCTTAGAAGAACAAGGCGGTGGGTGCTACGTCTGCGGTAAGAAGCCGACCGATAAACGCGCTTTAGATATTGACCACGACCACGATACAGGAAAGGTACGTGGTCTTCTCTGTTCCAACCATAACCGCGCTATTGGTTTGATGGGTGATGACTTACTTACTCTAATCAAAGCGTTGGAATACTTAGCGAGGCATCGTGACTAACAAACTCCACCCTATCCTTGATGATCTAGTTCCTTCTGTGGTGACCACCATTCACCGCAGGTTTCGGGCATACACCGAACGTGGTGATCTCCTCCAAGAGGCGTGGGCTTTTGTTCTCTCTCGTGCTGAACATTTCAACGAGGTCCTCTCTGATGAGAATGAGGTTCAGCGTAAGTGGAATGAGAAGAAGGTAGCGTGGCAGATACGCAGATGTTTAGAACGTTACGCTCGTAAAGAGAAGGCAACTAAGTCTGGATATCAAATCAATGATGAGGCATACTACGACACAGTTACTATCGCCCAACTTTTACCTTTTGTAATCAAGAGTGTTATCAGTGACACTGCGTTAGAGCAGAGTCAGATACTTGTCAATGATGGTACTCCTCGCAAACCTAGCGCCCCTGCTGAAGGTGGCAACCTGCTGGCTATGCTGGTAGATATCAAGAAGGCTTATGAGAAGTTAGAGAAGTATGAACAAGATATTCTGCGCCTTCGCTACCACGACAACCTCACTCTTCAACTTATCTCTGAATACTTAGAGTGCGCTATCTCTACTGTTGATCGTAAATGTACCCAAGCCCTACGCAAACTACAAAACAATATCGGAGGCGATTCACCTTGGCAATAGTCATACAACTTTCCCAAGCGGAGGTGAGAGTATGCGCTCTCATCGCCGTTGAACGTTGGCTAGTCAAGTTCGGTTCAGAAGATAGACCGAACTACGCTGCTGGTAAAAAGTTCGGTAAGTTAGAACCAGAGATCAACGCAAACATCAGAGCCAACGTTGCTGAGTGGGCAGTCGCTCGCCACTACAACCTCGGCTGGAATATGCCTTGGTATCCCAACGAATTACACAAGGCACGCAAGAATATCTCTGACGTGGGCGACCTTGAGGTTCGCACTATCAGAACGCAGAGCGCTATCCCCTTCTGGAAAAAAGACGCGGGGCGCACTATCGTCGGGGCCAAGGTCCTCGATGACGAATACTATTCTTTGGTGGAAATCTACGGCAAGTTTCAGGCTGATGATTATATGAATGATGAGTTTGCTGATCCTTCTATTGAAGGCTGGCGCGTTCCTGTGGAGTTACTAGAGGTATGATTTACAATGAAAATTGTTTAGATACTATGGCTCGTATGCCAGATAATCACATAGACCTTACCCTTACCTCCCCTCCTTATGATAACCTGCGTGAATACAATGGATATTCTTTTGACTTTGAGAACGTAGCAAAAGAACTTTACCGAGTTACTAAACCTAACGGACTTCTGGTATGGGTAGTTGGTGACTCTGTAATAGATGGCTCCGAGTCTGGGTCCAGTTTTAGGCAGGCTCTTTACTTCAAAGAGTTAGGTTTCAAGTTACACGACACTATGATATACGAGAAGAACTCTCCTGCTTATCCAGCACGAGCAAACGGGAATAGATATACACAGATATTTGAGTATATGTTTGTCTTTGCTAAAGGCAAAGTTCCAAACCAACTTATCTGCGATAAGCCTAATAAGTGGGCGGGGTATAAAGACTTTTCAGGTAAGTTGAAAAACCCAGTTCCCGATTTCTCTCCTCGCAACAACATCTGGAAATACACCACGTCCTTCAATGGGTGGAAGCACCCTGCCCCTTTCCCCGAAGCGCTAGCGCACGACCATATAGTTTCGTGGTCTAAAGAAGGAGACTTAGTTTATGACCCATTTATGGGTTCGGGAACGACTGCCTTTGTTGCTCGTTCTTTGAACAGACAATGGATAGGTAGTGAAATTAGTAAAGATTACTGCGAAATAATTGAGCAGAGATTACAATGAAATACGAATACTCCTGCCCTACCTGTGGTATTGAGTATGTAGTCGAACGATCTATCCACGCCGAAGCGTCCTCTCCCACCTGCTCTAGTTGTCATACGCTTATGAGTAGAAAGTATGAAGCCCCCGCTATCTCTTTCAAGGGCGGAGGCTTCTATACTACTGACTCGAAAGGATAAGGAACGGGTCAGCAGTCCTTTATCTTAGTAGTGTTTGTGGGTAAGAGCAAACCTGTAAGCCTTACAAGGTGTTCCATAACGTTGATCAACGTAACGTAAGCCTCGCAGTATTTGGAGTTCAGGCTTTCTACTTCTCTCTCCAAGCAGTTGAGCAATTCCGAAAGCGGAACTTCGTGGGTTCTGGGCGTAGTGGTCAAACCTGCTCTCTTTGGTCCATAAAGCGAGAAGGCATTCCCATTCTCTTCCTCGCCAACCAAACGCAACCCACGCATATTCTTTTGCGATCCTTTTATTTTCATTTTTTTCTTCCCAACTTGCTTTTGCCCTTACGATTTCGGTGGGTATGTCTGAAGGAAACCTTACGTCTCCTGCGGGGTGCGCGAGAACTACCCACAACGCTGATAGTCCTACCGCTAATATCACTCCACGCTTTACCATTAGCCTCATCAGATAGCCTTTCTTCTTCCAAGATTTCCTTGAATTGGTCGGGATACTTCTGGGCTAGGCGCGTAAGCGCTCGCCCCCTTGCTCGCTGATAGTTGCGTAGCCATACGGCTCGCTTCTCAGCACTAGCCTTTCGTTTATCTAGGCTCATTGAAACCTCCTCGGTCTTTCATTGAGGTAATCATCGAGACAAATTATAGCGTAAGCGATCAGGCACACAAAGATAGTAGCCAAGAATATCATCGTGACCTCTCACTCGTAATCGTAGCCAGCACAAGGGCAGTCACTTCGATCTTGTCGGTAACAAGAACAGGTTCCTCAATATCTTCCTCGTTCCATACTGAGATAAAGATAGAGTTATCTAAGCCTCGTCTAAACCACTCCACCGCATCGGTTACGCTCGCCCCTCCCCACGCAATATCTCCCTTGCGATCCATTACCTCATAGAAATTAGTCAGTTTCACTTGCCTTCTCCTCCTTGTAGTTGATTAGGTTTAGTTCGTTCAAGGCATTGACCATACGGATAAGGTTCTTACCCGCCTCCTTGCTATCTCCCTCTACCATCTGCTTGACCGCAAGGTCACGGCATAGGTCTGCCTTTGCTTGATAGTATTCCTTGTTCATAACGCTTCCTCCATTTGTCTGCCGTTCTCCATTACTTCTAGGTAATGCTCGCCTTCCCCTTCGTAGTATTCATAGTCAGTTGTGTAACCAAGCACCCAACGACACCCTCCCATTTCTGCTATTGCGTCAAGTATCCCGCTATAGAAATCGCTATTCCACCATTGACCTTTGATCACTTCTAGCGTTGCGCCCTTGACTAGGTGCGTTGCGTTATCAACAGGCGAGGTGAATAGCACGCCGTCTGCCTGTTGATCTAACTTTATCCTTGCCCAATAAACCCCTCCGTCAGGGTATTCTCTGTATTCCTTAGTCATTATCTTCTCCTTTTATCATAAACGGAATGTCATCTCCCACGCACTCGTGTATGTGGGTTTCGCTCTCTGTTAGTTGTGTATCACAGTCTATACAAAACCAAACTTTAGTAATTGTTGCCATTACTTTCCTCCTCCTCTAGTTGTTTTATGATGTCATCTATTTCAGGCGCATAAGGTCTAGCCTCTGCCTTGCTATCTTCCTCACCGCAGGGTGTCTCAGCGTGCTTAGTCATAGCCCACCCAGAGAAAGA